TATCCTGCCATCTTCGGGGATTGTTTTTCTATTGTAGTAAGTTCGTTTAGCAAAGGATATATCGGCACACATAAAATCTTTCCGTAGTTAAGGCTATAGTTAATTGTTTGAAATTCGTTTTCTATTTTCATAATATCTCTAGCTTCTGTTTCAGGAGTTACTGCACCATGTTCAGAGAAGTTATCTCGCAGGGTCAATGGTATCCCTCTGTCATGTTGTCGGAGGAATGTTATATCTCTACCACCACCTGTGCCTTTGTGAGACTCAATGTATATGTGATACAAGTTCTCATTCAACTCAAGTAACTTAGTTTGATATGTGTGTAGGTAGATAGCTGACACTATAATGCTTTCTTCTTTAATACGTCATACCATATCTTAGGTGTTGCTTTAGCTTTAGATGTAACCTTGTCGTGTAGTTGTGACTTCGACCAACAATGTGATCTGTATCCACACATGCTACATATCTTGGGTAAGGTCTTGTTACCTGTTCGGATAACTTCACCTTTTACTTTGTATGTTTCAAACTCTGACTTAAATGGTTTTACAAACTTAGGATCAGGATCAAGTAATCTCTTTACTCGTCTCTCTGCATCCTTTAAATATTCTTTTCTATCTTCTGTCTGCCAATCAGGTGCTTCAACCATTGCCAACTCACCACTTGACTTGTTAACTACAATCCACCCACCAAACGGTAGACCTGTAGCTTCACCGTACAGATGCCCTTGCATTACGTAGCCAAAGGGGTCATCTTCTTTTATCTTATCGTACCCACCAAATCCTGTGTACTTAAACTTAAATGCCCACTCACTAGCAGACTTAACATCCCAAACTTTCTCTATGCCCATCTCATCTCTCAAGATAAGATCAAGTGTTCCTGTTACCTCGTGTCCTGCAATAGTAAGCTTGACGGGTTTCTGTTTAGCTACGATGTCTACCTCTGCTTGCTCCATGATAAGTACCATGACAGATTCAACTAAGTCACCAAACAAAAAACGAAACAAGGCATTGTAGTCCATGTCCTCTTGGATGCCCTGCCTATCTAGCAACTGTTGACACAGAGGTCTACCTAGTCCTGACATACGTATACTGAACTTACGTTTCTTATTTAATTGTTTTTCTACAGATTCTTCACACTCTTTTGCAAAGTCCATAATAGCACTAGGGGAGACCGTGACTTCCCCCCTAGTTGCTTTTTGCATGTAGTCTTGGATTTTAAGCAGATTTAACATTAAAATCAGCCGACAAGTCCTGTTCCTCACTAGGAGAAATGAGTTTCAGAGCTTCTCTGTTCTGAATTAAAACGTTCTCATTGTGAGCCTTTACAGTCTCTGAGAAGTCTTTCATTAATGTCTTGTCTGCATCCGAGACTTGTACTTCCGAATGGAGAGTCGGAACAGGTACATAGTAAATAACTGAACCTGACTTGACTCTGCTGGTTGCTAACTTAATAGAAACCTTCTGCATAATCTTCTTCTGTCTAGTTAAGCTATCTATGAAATCTCTGATAGGTTTAAAGCCTGATCGCTTAAAGTAAGATACGAAAGGCTTATCCTTTATATCTACCTTTGTGCCATCTGCCTTATTGAAGTCACCACTTATCTGACCATATATAACTTGGTTACATACTGCAGAACGTGACTTTACTTTAAGTGGATCATCATCCTTAAGAGTCTCCTCTTCTTTCAATGACAATCTGCCACACTTGTTACCTGCCATTGTATCAGGAAATTCTCCTGCCAATGTAGGCTTCTGTACAGATTTACAAGTGAAAGTGCCTTGCTCCATATCATACACACTCCACTCAAATGTACGTAGGATAGGTCTGATAAATACTTCTTTAGCGTAGATAAACTCACCATCCACAAACATCTTCCATGAACCACGAGTCAAAGTGACACCGTCATCTGTCTCTGTATCATAGTTAATATTCAATCTAGGTAAGCCAATGTTCGTAGTTGCTTTGGCTTGTCCTGTTAGTTCCATAAACGTAGCAGTATCGTCACTGTTAAATGCAGATACTAACTGATCCATTTCGTCTTTGATAGTTATTTCATTCGATTCCATTTTTATTTCCTTTAAGTTTATTTAAAATGTAATTAACCATACTGCCCTACTTCAGACAAGTCAAGCCAATTATTTCCTATTTTTAATTCTATTCCTATTGGCATGTCGTATTCTAAGCCATACCTAGCTTTCGAGCCATCAGAAATAGATAACATGGCTTCAGATAATACCTTAATACACTGATCTTTTTCATCAGGATGTACGTCAAGTACTATTGAATCATGTACTGTGTTGCATATTACTGACTGCATTTTATTTTTTTGCATCACCTTATCTAGTTCAACTAATGCAATAGGTAGCAAGTCAGCAGTTGCAAATCCTTGTACGGGGTAGTTACAGATAGCAGTTCTGTTCGTGGCTGCACCCCAATCTGTCCACTTAGCATCAGGGAAAGCATACACTCTACCTGACGGTAACTTTATCTCTTTAGTCTTTACTGCTTCTTTCTCTAGTTCCTTGTGCCATTCGGTCACTTTCTCATACTTCTCTTTAAAAGCCGTGTAGTAGGCTTGTTGTGCTGGAGTACCACTGACCCCACCGTAGAGAGGTTTGAACGTGTGTGCCTTTGCATCCTGCCTAGAACACCCTATTATAGATGCAGTGTAGCTATGAACGTCAGTTCCCTTGTGAACATCGTCATAGGCTTGTGGGTCTTTGGCAAGAAAGCCTGCCACCCTGAACTCTAACTGTGAGTAGTCGCCCTCAAGAATAAACCCACCATCAAACCTACTTTCGACTATCTTACGTATGGCAAATGTAGAACCACGTGGCATGTTTTGGAAGTTAGGATTACGACTAGATAGTCTACCCGTAGCAGTAACACACTGCATAAATTCAGGATGGACAAAGTTATCATCATCCACATTGTTCTTCATACCCTCTACAAAGGTAGATAGGTAGGTACGAATAGCATTGTATCTAGAGTAGGCAACACAGAACTCACGTGCTTCACCACTTAGTTCAGTTGATCTATCCTCAAGAGTTACTTTGTCTGTCTTAAATCCTGCAGATGCAGTATCTTTTGGATTACGAGGTACGATCTTAAAGCCTGCCACCTCATTGGTATCCATGTATCTGATACCTTTACCTTTGCATGGTTTACATATCCGTAATGCTTTACTTGGTTCACCATTCTTGTTGACAAGCCTGACACGACCATGACCTAAACAACCTGCACATTGTTGACCTACAGTTTTGTACACAATGTCAGTCATGTTACGTACATTACGAATGAAATCATTCTTTCTCATACGTGTACGTAGCTTTGGTTTGATTGTGTTACCCCTCATCTCCTGACCCAGATTAAATGTCATAGACCAGAGAGATTTATCTTTTACTTTACGTGAGTACAAGAGAACACTACGATCATCAGGACTAGACAGATTGATAGGAGTATCCCCCATTGCTTCTTTTGCCATAGTCTGTAGTTTCTTTTCTAGATAGGATAGTTCCTCATTGTATTCTTTCTCTATCTCATCGAGGGTATCTAAGTTTATTTTTAGTCCGTTCATCTCAATACGAGTAAGGACTTTTGTCATCTCAAGCGAAAGCTTTAGTGTCGGTACTAGTGTCATTAAATAGTTCTCCAAATGTTGTGCCAAAGGCTTCAAGTTGTTTTACTGCTACTTCTTCTGTAGCTAGTACGTCTGCTATACCATACTCTTCTACTATTTCATAGGGTATATCATAAAATGTTTTACCATCTTTTAGATAAGGTGCAACCAAATCTTTTTCTTTTTGTGTAACACCATATCGTTTTGCAAGGGAGTCAAGGCTAAGTGACCACCTCTTTGCTTTAGCTAAGATGTATTCAGCCACCATTGTATCGTACACGTGACGATTGTAGGTAAAGCCACATGCTCTTAGCCACGTAAGATCAAACTTAAAGTTCTGTCCTACTATAACATCAGCACTGCTTAAAGTATCTTGCATAGTTTCAAACCAACCATCTTCTACAAATGCTCGATTGTCAGAGTGAGATATAAAGTCGTAGCCTACCTCATCTTCTCCTAGCCACTTGTACCCGATTGATACAAGAGTATTACCAAAGTAAGGCAGGGCAGTAGTGCCACCTGACTCCTTTGTCTTGTGTGTTGTCTCAACATCAAGTGTCAAGACGTTTAGTTTTTCTGCCATTGTTTCTCCTATCTGTATGTATTGAATGACAATTAGCACAGAGTACTCTGCACTTTCTTACTTCCTTAATTAAATTAGCTAGGCTATGTAGTATCATGTGGCTAACTTGCCTAGTCTTGCAGCCGAGATGATCAAACTGTAAAGCGAGAGCATTTTCTCTGTAGCCACAGATAGAACACCCACACCTCATCTTTATATAGTTCAACCAATATCTCCTACGTTTTGCCCTAGCATTTTTCTTGGGGTACTTATTAATAGTACACACCCCTATGTACATCTATTTGAGCATTGATCATACCATGCCACCCGTTGATTTTATTTTTAGATATACAGATGTGTCTGACTATGTTGTCAACTTCACTTGACCCCGTCTTACCAATACCTATGATTGCATCAGCTTCACCTGCCTTACCCGTTCTAGAGTTGTCAAGCATAGAGTAGTCAATAAACTGACGATCATGTGCATCAT